TGCGGCCATTGCACAACTCTCTGACGGAGTTATTGCACTCGAAAGAAACCAGCAGAGCGCATCTGGAGGAAGTGATACGACTGTGCGAGTCCTTAAGAATCGCTATTCAGGCGAGGTTGGCATCGCGTGCCGACTGAGCTACGACCTATCCACCTGTAAGTTCTATGAAACAGAAGCAGAAGACGAGTTCGACGTATCCGAGTTCTGAACTCAAGCGTCCGACACCTCCTACGCCTGAAGCTGTAGCCAAGGCTCAGTTTGTTGATAAGACCTATGTCTGGCAGAACACTACTACAACGACTAAACCTTCTTGAATGGATGATTGCCATTACAAACGTGTTTATTGTAGCTGGGGTAATCAGGCATTGGAATGATGCTTATCTTTGATATTGAGACTGACGGACTTTACAATGATGTTACCTGCATCCACTGCGTTGGTATCTACGATCAGGAAGCTGATCAAACCTTGGCATACAACGACCAAGGTGATAAGGAACCAATTACAAAAGCAATACAGAGGCTTGAGGATGCTGATCGGATTATCGGTCACAACATCATTGGCTATGACCTGCCAGTCATTAAGAAACTCTTCCCATGGTTTGAGCCAAGAGGGGAGGTTGTAGACACACTCCTACTCAGTCGTCTCTATCACGCAGACATCCTGAAGACAGATCAAAAGAGAAAGTGGAATCAAATGCCACTTCAGCTTTATGGTCGCCATTCCTTGGAAGCCTACGGCTACCGACTAGGTGAATACAAAGGATGCTTCGGTAAGACGACTGACTGGAAGGAGTGGTCTCAGGATATGCAGGATTACATGCTGCAAGATGTCAACGTTACCAAAAAGCTTTGGAAACACTTCCACAAATACCTGACTGGGTGAAGTTAGAGCACAGAGCTGCTCAGATACTAACAACACAGGAACTTCATGGATGGTACTTTGATGAGCCTGCTGCATGGGAACTTGAATCAACTCTCAGAAGAGAGCTTGAGGGTCTTAGTCAATTACTACGAGACCGGCATCCTCTCATTGCGGGCTCGGAGTTTACTCCTAGACGACCTAACAAAACCCAAGGCTACGTCACAGATGCTACTTTCACTCGACTGAAGGAGTTGAATCCAACCAGTAGAGATCACATCGCCTGGGTGATGCAGACTCACTACGGATGGACACCGACACAATTCACAGACAAAGGGAAGGCCACGATTGATGAAGTGGTACTGAAGGAGATCAACACTGAGATCTCGCTGCAGTTCTTCCGATGTCTTGAACTGACCAAACAGCTTGGCATGTTGTCAGAAGGCATCAATGCTTGGTTGAAGCTGGTCAGAAACAATCGAATACATCACCACTGTTCAGTGGCAACGAGCACACATAGATGTGCGCACCGTAAGCCCAACTTAGGCCAGGTTCCACATGAATCTGAATTTAGAAAGTTATTTCGAGCTAGTCCTGGCTATGTCATGGTTGGTGCTGATCTTTCAGGGATCGAATTAAGAGTTTTGGCGCATTATTTAGCCCGCCATGATGGGGGCAGGTACGGCAATATTCTTCTCAACGGCGACATTCATCAGGAGAACGCAGACAAGATAGGCATATCGAGACGGCTAGTGAAGACTGTAACCTATGCGTTTTTGTATGGGGCAGGCGATCAAAAGATAGGACTGAGTTATGACCAAAGCCTTTCCCCGGACAAGGCAAAGCAAAAAGGTAAGGAGATTCGCCAGGCTTACATGGATGCTATCCCTGGCCTTCAGAAGCTTGTGGAAGCTACCAAGAAAGCTGCTGAACGAGGTTATGTCAGGAGCATCGACGGTAGGCATATCAGCGTTGACTCGGGGCATAAGGCTCTGAACTATTTACTGCAGAGTGGAGCTGGTGTCATCGCCAAACGGTGGATGGTCCTAACCCATGAAGCAGTTATCAGAGCCGACATTGAGGCTCACCAACTGGCATTCGTTCATGACGAACTGCAGTTTGAGACCACACCTTCAACTATAGAAGACCTTAAGTTTGCACTCCTATGGGCAGCAGCTCATGCAGGAGAGTATTACGACCTAAGAGTTCCAATCGCTGCTGATGCGAAGTCAGGCATGGATTGGAGCGAAGTACATTAACTATGGCCACCAAATCTAAAACATCACTCGGTCGGGTTGAATTTCAATCACGGGCCAAGTTCAAACACACTCATCAAGGCAACGGCACACGTTCTCTACCTAAGAAAGGTAGGAAGCTAAGCAGAGGACAAGGGAAATGAGCCTTCTCATTGATGCTGATTTCATTGTCTATAAATGCTGTGCTGCCACTGAAACCGAAATCGACTTTGGGGACGATCTCATCGTCGTCACCTCCAAGTTCAGCGAAGCTTACGAATACGTTGAACGAGAACTCAGCACCATTGCCTCCGATCTCGGATGCTTTGATGATTCTGTTCTGTTCTTTTCTGATTCTATCAACTTCCGTAAGTCTATTGATTCAGACTATAAAGGACATCGAAACCGAAAAAAGCCGTGCGGCTACAAAAGGGTCATCAACAAACTCAAGGAGGACTACCACGTTGTTGTGATGCCCAAATTGGAAGCGGATGATGCCATCGGTATCTACGCAACCAAAGAACAGGGTCACATCATCTGCAGTCCAGATAAGGACATGCGCCAGATTCCAGGTGATCTCTATGACCTATCCGAAGGTGTAGTAACAATCACAAAGGAAGAGGGTGATCGCTGGCACCTGATCCAGACAATGGCAGGTGACCAGACAGATGGCTATGCCGGTGTACCCACCATCGGAGTCAAGAGAGCAGACGCAATCCTGACGGAGAAGGGTGCAACCTGGAAGACCGTATTGGAGACTTTTCTTGAGAAGGGTCTCACTGAGGAAGATGCACTGAAGAATGCACGCCTGGCAAAGATCCTTCAAGTGGAAGATTATGATTTCACCAATCAAGAACCAAGACTTTGGTCTCCCAGCTCCGATAGTCGAAATGACGATGGAGCAACAGTTCAAGTTGAAGCGGATTGAAAACGCACTGCGTGATCCAGAAACAAAACTGGAAGATGTGATCACAGTGTTCCTTGCGCTGCAGCATCAGAACTTTGTCCTTAGCAATTCACTATCTAACCTAGTTAAGAAATGGCCGACTCAAATACCACAGGACCGTCGTACTACAGACGGGGAAGCATTCAAGTTTGGGACTTCATCCGAGACCAAGACCTGAACTTCCATCTGGGTAACGCCATCAAATACATATGTCGTGCTGGACATAAAGACAGCAAGACGCAAGATCTAACTAAAGCAATCCATTATCTACAGAATGAACTCGAAAACGAAATCCTTTATCAGTCAGCAAGCAAAGGAGTTCAGAGCTGGTTTCCAAGTGAGGAACAGTACGACGCCAGCTTCACGGACTATGCAGCGGACTTTGATCGTTGAGGAGTTCAAAGAATTTCTTGATGCAGAAAATCAGCTGATCATGGGTCTGCGAGTGAATGCAGCTGACTGTCTGAAAGAACTCGCTGATCTTGTTTATGTCTGCTACCAGTATGCAGAAAACTTGTGTTGGGATCTCGATGAAGCTCTCAACCGTGTCCACCTGAGCAACATGTCGAAGCTCGGGGAAGATGGACAACCAATTTACCGAGAGGATAAGAAAGTCCTCAAAGGCCCCAACTATCAACCTCCTAATCTTACTGATCTCGTTTAATAATGTCTACAACCACCAAAGAACTGATCGCCCGCACTGGGCGTGTGCAGTCCTGGATTGATGATCCCACCAGCCGTCTCCCCGTTTCTTGCACCGTGTTCGTGGTGGAAGACACAATGGAAGGGGAGAACGGTATTGAAGCCTCGTGGCGCTTTGTCTCCCATGCACTACGGTACGGAGCAGGTGTAGCAGTACACCTCTCTAAGCTCCGCCCTAAAGGCGCTGAGAACGGCAAAGGTCTTGTGGCATCTGGTCCTGTGTCGTTTGCCAAGATCTACTCAACCCTCAACGAAATCCTGAGGCGCGGTGGTGTCTACAAGAATGGGGCTGTTGTATGTCATCTGGATCTGAACCATCCGGATGTGCTTGAGTTCATTACTGCTAGTCGTTCTGAGCTGCCTTGGGTTAAGCGTTGCGTCAACATTAACGATCACTGGTGGGAACAAGCCACCGAGAACGTAAAGGAAGCACTTCTTGATGGCATTCGCAAGGGAGACATCTGGCTCAACAAAACAAAGGTAGATCGAAATGGCAATCGAATCAGGGGGAACGTCTGCCTTGAGGTATATCTGCCCTCACGGGGCACATGTCTGCTTCAACATGTCAACCTTGGCGCATGTGAAGTCGGAGACATACAACGTGCATTTGTCAACGGAATGTCCGAGCTGTGTGAACTCCATGGTAAGACAAATGTCGATAGCAGTGGAGAATATCTCCCTCCGTCAACAGATCGTCAAGTGGGTCTTGGACTTCTTGGGCTTGCCAACTTGCTACGACAGCAAGGGGTGACCTACAAAGAGTTTGGTGAGGCGTTGGAGAACATCAACAACAACCGTCCTCACGAGCGAACTCCTGCTGCGGTACTGGCTCATGAGATCAGCTCAGGCATTCGTCAAGCTGCTGAGGTTGCCAAGTTCAACAAAATGGAGCGTGCCTTTGCCATTGCTCCAACTGCATCGTGCAGTTACCGATACACAGATCTCGATGGGTACACCACCTGTCCTGAGATCGCTCCTCCCATTGCCCGTCAAGTGGACCGTGACAGCGGTACGTTTGGCGTCCAGAGCTTTGACTACGGTCCTGTTGAGATCGCGTCTGAAGTTGGCTGGGAGTCATACAAACGAGTAGTGGACGGCATCGTTCGTCTGCTCGATAGCACCGGCCTGTTGCATGGATACTCCTTCAACAGCTGGTCAGATGTGGTTACCTATGATGAGCAATTCATCGAAGATTGGTTGGCAAGTCCACAGACTTCTCTTTACTACAGTCTCCAAGTAATGGGTGACGTTCAAGACAAGTCTGATGCCTATGCCGCATTGGATGATGGTGACGTTACCGCATACCTGGAGTCTCTTCTTAATGATCCTGCTCCTGATTGTAATTGCGGCGAATGAACCCCTATCAAAAACTATTGAATCGTAAACGGAAGTGGTCTCCTGTACAGACCACAGCTGGGAAGCTTGCTGAAGGTGCGGAAGAAACAATCTACCGTGCCCTAGCTATCCGACATATGGAGCTTCCTGTCGGAGATTTTATTACTGATGCACTGAAGAATGAAGTTCCAAACCTGGCGAGGGATCTCCTTCAATCCAATATTAAGGACGAGGAAAATCATGACCTTGCACTCGGTTACATCGCCAACGCTATCGGCGTTGATGAGAAAGCTGAAGCCGAAGCGAAGCGTCTTAGGGACGCCTGGATTGCTCATCCAGATCACACAATCCTCAAAGCGTTGGTTGCCGAGCGTGCAATTTTCTTTGTGCTCCTCCCACTCTTCAGATTTAACGGTGATGCTGGTCTCAGAACAGTAAGCGCCGATATCTCACGTGATGAGCAAGTCCATGTGGCAGCAAATAGCTTGGTATGTACTGAGCTTGGTCTCAATTGGAGTCCTTCTCTCGATAAGCTCAGGAAGGCAACCATTAATTGGGTGCTTGAACCTCTAGGTAGAAATACCTCTAATAAATATTTAGACAAAAAATTTTGGCTGGATTCCAGCGACTCTTTGATGTATCAAGGTAAAGCACCTGAGCTTTCCGACACACGTCGAGCTAGGATGCCTGCGTTCTTCGAACATGCAAACCCCAACTTACCACAATACGCATAGTGCCTAGAAAATATGAAGGCACACCATCGAAAAAAGTAGACCAACGCTATAAAGATAATTTAAAGCGAAGGTATAATTTAGAAGTAGATGAGTATGTGCAGCTGTGTGTAGATCAGGGAGGAGTATGTGCAATCTGCAGAACTCATACTCCAAGATTATGTGTAGATCACTCGCATGATACTGGAGAAAATAGAGGCTTGCTTTGTCATAAATGCAATGTAGGTCTTGGCCACTTCAATGATAGCATTCAATTACTCGCAGATGCAATCTCCT